AGAATGTTAAGACATTTAGGTATTGACAAAGACTTCTGTCAAGCCAATGCAATCAAGTATCTTGCTAGATATGGTAAAAAGAATGGTAAGAATAGAAAAGATTTACTAAAAGCAATTCACTATGTAGTTTTATTAATGAGTAGTGAAGATAATAATAAGGAGGACACAAATGATAATTAAACTAGGTGATATAATAACAGATGATAGAGGTAGAACTGGTGAACTAATAAACATTGGTATCGCTATGGAAAAAGGTGACGTGGCCGCAGAGTTAGATTCTGCTGCAAGTGTTAAACAATACGATACAGACTTTAACTATACAGGCGCAGTGACTTTTGGTAGTAATTGGTGTTATCTATATCAAATAAAAGACGTATCTACAAAAGATGATTCAGACGTAGATGTTGCTTTAAACCAAGAAATAGAGTGGTGGAAGTAATGCCGTTTGATCCAAAGTGTTTACGAAATACTAGAGAACAATATGTATTACAAAATATTGAGTATTATAAAGTCACAGAATATATTGGTAGATCAAATTGGAAAAGATATTACTTTGATACTTACAAAGAAGCAGTTAAGGCATTTAGAAAGTTAAGATTAACAAAAAGAAAGGTATTGATTTATGCTTGTAGAGACGATAAGTTAGGCGAAATTTCTACAGGACTAAACGATAGATTTACAAATGAGCAATCAAAGACCAGGTAAATACGAAAAAAAACTAGATAGAAACGGCGACATGCAAGTGTTTAAGTTTTTTAAGACAGCTCAAAAAGTATTAAAAGATGCTGATAAAGAAGATGAGGCATTTAATATGGAACAAATGGTTGACTGGTTAAGAAGTGGTAAACCATTACCTACAAGTGAGGAACAAGTAATAAAGGCGTTAGGTATATGACAACTAAAAGTTGTATAATTAGGGGGGTATGTAGTATCGACTCACCCTTGTTTTGCTCGCTCAGCGGTCGCTCAGCGGTACAAATTCTAGTAAAATCAACGTTTTTTATGGGGTTGACAAATAAATCAATTCCTGATACTATTAACACTATAAACTAAACAAAGGACAATAATATATGATATATACAAAAGAACTACTATTCAGTGAATTTAAAGAAGTGACTAAAAAAGATGAGAAAAGTAAGAAACCATCTTACAAACATAGAATCGCTTATCTACAATCATTAAAAGAAGACTTTGATAAGTCACCTAAACATTTTAGTAATTTAAATATAACTAGTCAACAACTTCAAAATTTGATTGATGACTGGTCCGCTCCAAAACCAATTGACGCATTCTATAAAAGAATCTTCGGTATGACTTTCGCTGAGAAAAAACAACAAGAAGAACTAGAATACTTTATTTATGAAAATGGTGAAAAAAAAGAAGTTAGAAAATCTAAACAAGAAACACAATCAATACATTAGATCATTAGGTATTGAGATTGATGTTGACAGTGGCGAAATACTACAAGATAGACATGGCGCACCTATGCCAGACTATAAGTGTAGGCCATCACTTCCAACGAGTGATAAAATTTCTGGTACTACTTACAAAAAACAATACTCGAACACTATACCAGAAGGCAAGACAATTAGTGTTCCGTACAATAAGGGTCCATACATGATAGTTGATGCAGTGGACTTTAAAACAATGGGAAAAAAAGTATGAAACTAAAAGAAACAATAACGATAGCGTTAGCAGGATTGGTGTTTATGTTGATTACTGGTATTGCTAAATCAGACGAAAAGACAATAACTCCACAAGAGTTTGGTAAAACGATTAGTGAGGTGCCCTCTAAAGTTTCTAACTTTGTTAAGAGTGAAGTTAGTAAAACAAAAGAGTATCAAACTAAAGTTTGGGCTGAAGCAAAAACAAAGTGGCCTTGGAATGTATTATTAAAGGGAAAGAATGATACACAAAATTAGTGACCTTTGTAAAAAGATAGACGGTCTCAAAATTTTAAGTGATCGTCTATACAACACAAAGTATAATCAACCAAAGACACCTGAAAGAGATGCAGAAGTTAATAATATGATTGACGATATTCAGGCGACTTGTAAACTAATTGCGAGTGATAATAAACCTTATGACAAATAATCCAACAATTCAACAACTATTAATTAGAAAAAAAAATTTAGAAGAAGCACTAGAGTGGAAACACAATCAAGCGCAAGAAGATGAACTTTATGAAACTAATGATACATTAAAAAAACTAGGATATGATGAAACTAAAAAGTCTGCTTATAATTTTTATTAGTTTGTTACTAACTAATTGTACAGCCACTAGATCAAATGTGGGCGCTACTTTAGGTGCGACTACTACAACTGGCGCTTGTGTATCTATGGGAATCAATGATCCATATGCGATTGCGGCTTGTGCGGTAACTGGCGCATTCGCTGGTGCAGAGATTATGTACAATTCAGATTATGATGTACACAATGCTACATTTGTAGATCATTTAAATCATGGACCAAGTACAAGTAGTTATACAAACTGGTTTAATCAAAAGACTGGTAATAGTGGTATCATACATACAACTAGATCATATAATAAAGGTCCTATCAAATGTAAAGATTATAGTGCGACTGTAGATATAACAAATAGATGGCCACTTGTAGGTATCGGAGGTGTGAATAGAAACACTGTCTTTGGTATCACTTGTCAAATGCCCGATGGCCGATGGGTAGAATGGAAAGGAAATTAATATGCCTCCTTATGATCCAAGAGCTTTTATAAAATTAATGTTTTGGTCTATATCATTTTTATTGATATGTACCTATCTATTTGGTAATGAAAATGGTGACTTGTCTGGTGAGATATATCCTACTAACAATGTTAAAGTAATTGAAGTATTAGAAAAGATAGAACAAGTGGAGAAAGACGGAGACAAGGTTTACTGGAATAAAATTACAGAGGTCAAACCAAAAGATGCAGCAGATCAGTATTGTTATGTAAAAGTAATTATCAAAGAGAGTGAAAACCAGATAATAAAAGAAGAAATTTTAGAGTGTGCAGATGGTAGAAGTAGAGTTGATGCGCCAACTTATTGGCAACTATTCGCAGAGTTTTATTATACTGATATGGCACAACCAGAATACTGTCGTAAATACGATAGAAAAGGACATGCTTTTAAGACGCCAGGAAAAGTATGTTTAAAACTAAATGGCGAATGGGAGGTTAGATGATTAAAAACTTAATCATAATCTCACTAGTTGTTGTAATTGTGACAGGAATGTCAGGGGCTGAGTTTTTAGACTATATAGCTACTGGACTTGACAAATTACAAGAATTGGTATATACTATCAAAAGTGAGGTAAATATATAATGAACAAATATGTGAAAATAATGGGCGCTATGGCCCTAGGTCTTTTAGTTGCCAACTGTTCTGGTACAAACTACAAGATTAAGACAGAGAAGTCTAAAGTATTGAACGAGGTACCAAAGTGGTATGTAAATGACTTTTCAAAGAAGAAGGCTTGTAATACGCCTAGATTTGGTAAAGATAAAAACAAAATGTGTATCTTTGGTGTTTCTACGGCTGTGTCACCAGATTTACAATTGGCTATTGAAAAAGGTATGATGGTTGCTAAATCAGAACTTGCCGATAAAGTAAAAGGTGAAATGAATAAATCATCTAAAATATTTATTACAGAACTAGGTAAAAATCATAACAAAACAACTGTGTCAGAAGTCGAATCAACAATTGTTAATTTGATTAAGAATACACCTGTTAGAGGTTATGAGATATTTGCCAAAGATATAACTATGACTAAAAATGGTTATTATAGAGTATGGATTGGTTTAAGATTACCAATGGGTGAATATAATAAGATGTACAACTTCACAATCGCAGAAGCTGTTGATGCTTACAATGTAAAATCAAAAGCTAAAGTTGCGTTTGAAAAGCTAGAGGAAAAATCAAATGAAGATAGTAATATACAGTAAAAATAACTGTCAATTTTGTACCAAGGCGAAGCACCTTGTTAAGACGCTTGGCCTTGAGTATGTAGAAAAGTCTTTAGAAAAAGACTTTGATTCTAATCCTGTTAAACTAGTAGAAGATATAGGTAAACAAGTTAGAACAATGCCACAAATTAAGATTGATGATAAATTAGTTGGTGGTTATAATCAACTCATAGAATACTTTGCCGATAAAGGTTTAGTAAATTTTAAAGGTGAAGTAATTGACCAAAAATAAAGATTATGAAAATGTGATACCTTTTCCTACAAATAGAATTGTAGAAAAGACAACTTCTGGTCCTAGTAAAAAAGACCAAAAGTTTTTAGATGAGATGCATAAACAACAAACAAAAGAGTTTGTTGAGACTAGTGTAGATGATATGAGTATGAACTTATTAAAAGGTTTTTATAATATGGGTATTAAAACAGATAGAGGTGAGTTTACAAAAGACTTAGCTATGTTAGTTGATACAATGAGAGGTTTAATATATAGAGATTTTAATATGAAACACCCATCACAGGTATTGTCAGAAAAAATGGTAGAACTAAAAGTTAATAGAGACGGCGGACAAAGTGCTAGAATTAACTACGACATATTTCATAAAGGTAAAGTAAATAAACCTTTAAGTAAAGAGATTAAAGAGGAATTAAAAGATGGTTCTATTTTTGAGCCAGACGGAGACCTTGACAAATGAATTCGCTAAGAATCGCCTTCGCAGGTTGTAAAATAGTAAACTTAAACTCAAATATAAAAAGGAGTATATATTATGTTTAAACAATTAACAAATCTATTTGCTAAAGATGAGCTAGTAAAAGTTAAAACAGTTAAAAGAACTGTTGAGACTAGAGGCAGAAAGTCTTTATCAAAAAAACAAAAACTACTTAACTTACTATCTAAAGGTGGTAATGTTGCGTGGACTACAATTCAAAGTAAATTTGAATTAGAGTCTCCTAGATCAATGATTGATACGCTAAGAGCGGAAGGTTATATGATTTATGGTAACAGAGTTGGTGGAAAAAAATACTACAGAATGGGTACGCCGACTAGAGCTATCGTTGCTGCTGGTATCAAAGCGTTATACGGAACTCCGTTCAAGTATGACAACCACAAGGTTTCTGTAAAGAGATCAGACTTAATCGCACTTGATGCGTAATTAAATATGGGGCGCTTCGGCGCCCCTTATTCTTATGGATTTTACACACGGAATATTAATGTTTATTATAGGTTGTACAGTTACCTTTATTGGTTTCTTTACAGCTTTTCTTATTATAAATTATAATAGAAAAAAAGAAAAAGAATTAGAAGAAGCTAAAAAGAATAGACCAGTTGGATATTGGGGTGACGACACAGTATGATAGATGATTTAATCATAGACCAAATAGAACAACAGACTATGGATAATAATGTTGCTGTATTATTATCTGGTGGTGTAGATAGTTTATCAGTTGCATTCGCTGCTCAGAGAATGGGTAAAAAGATAACTGCCTATACATTTCATTTAGAGGGTAATAGATCATATGACGCTATGAAAGCGGCAGAGGTATCTAAATTATTTGGTTGGGATTGTCATACAATAGTTGTACCTACATTTAATTTAGTAAAAGATTTTCAAAGATTAGTAAAAGAGGTTAGATGTAAAAAGAAAACACATTTTGAATGTTGCTTTCCTTTTTTATATGTGTATCCAGAGATCAAAGAACAGGTAGTATTAAGTGGTTGGGCAGCAGATGGTTATTACGGTATATCTAAAAAGGCTATGTTACATTATGGTCCAGGTAAATCAAAAGAAAAGTTTGATGAATTTAGAGACAACTATTTTGATATAAACAATCAAGCTGGTTATCTATGGCATGAGTTGATTGCTAGAAACAATAAGAAACAATTAATTACACCATATCTATCAATGACAGTAAAAGATTTCTTCTACAATAAAACTTGGGAAGAACTAAACAAACCATTTCAAAAACATCATGTTGTAAATGCATTTGAAGAATTTAAGAAGTTTAAATTTAAGAAACATATAAATCTACAATTAGGTGCTGGCGTAGATAAATTATTTGAAACATTAATAGATGATAAGTTTATTAATTTTAAATTTAGAAAAAGAGTTATGGATATATGTAGAGACTGGTCTAATATGTCAGATGATATAGGAGTGCTACAATGATACTAATAGATTTAAACCAAGTTATGATTTCAAATTTGATGGCACAGAATAAAGGTGATCTAACTGAACTACCAAGTAAAGATGCTGGTATTGTGTGCTGACGCAGCTGATCCATGGCGTAGAGATATATTTCCAAACTACAAACACCAGAGACGTAAAGGTAGAGTAGAGAGTAAAATAAATTGGGATGGTTTATTTAAAATTATGAGTGAGATAAGAGAAGAATTTTCTATCAAACTACCATATAAACTTATGCATGTAGAAAAGTGTGAGGCAGATGATATAATTGCTACACTTGTCGCACAGAGAACTGAGGACAAGTATTTAATTATATCTGGTGACAAAGATTTTATACAACTACAACACTATGGTGATGTTTACCAATTTAGTCCTTTACTAAAAAGTTTTATAGGTGAAAACCAAGATGCAACTATATTTTTAAGAGAACAAATAATTAGAGGTGATAGATCAGATGGTGTACCAAATATTTTGAGTGATGACGATATATTTTTAAGAGACGAGAGACAAAAACCAATTAACAAAAAAAGATTGGCAGAGTGGTCAGATACAGATAACATACCTCTTGGTAGTGAAACAAGAAAGTATTTTGAACGAAATAAGAAATTAATAGATTTGTCTATGATACCAAAAGAGATTTCTGAAAGTATTATAAATAGATACAAAGACTGTAAAGATAATGATAGGTCGCTCCTATTACAATACTTTATAGACAATAAACTAAAAGCATTGATTGAAAATATAAATGACTTTTGAAAACATATATATGGAGAAATAAAAAATGGCTGAAAGAAATCCTAATCTCATATCACCAAAGACCATGGAAGCGATGGCTTCGACTGCTGGAAGTGGTAGAGAACTGTTTAGTGAAATCTTTACCAAAATCAATAACGCAAAAGATAAACCAAAGAAGATTGAGGTGTTGAGAAAATATGATACACCTAATATGAGAATGGTTTTAAAAGGTGCGTTTGATCCAAAGATAGAATGGGACTTACCTCCTGGAATACCTCCTTACATTGCTAACGAGGCACCAGCTGGTACAGAACATACTTATTTGGAACTAGAGGCAAAGAGATTATATAACTTTGTTAAAGGTGGTAATAATCAACTAAATAAAATAAGAAAAGAAACTTTGTTTATACAAATGTTAGAAGGCTTACATGCTGATGAAGCAAAGGTCT